TGCGAGCACTTCCGCAACCCGCTTAATCATCATGGCGTGCGGCATAGATTGGAGGGCAATGCGGCTAATGGCATAGGCGTATCGCGCGCCGTCGTACCGCACGTTGACGTGCAGTGCTTCGCCCATCGCATCGTAGGTGTCGGCAATCAGCACGGGGAGGCGGTGCCTCTCGTAATCGTCTTGCGCCTGCATTTGGTCGGGGGTCGTGCCCCACGTGTATGTCCTGCGCCGCGCGTTCATGACCTCGATGTAATCCGATGCCCGGCTCAGGTTCATTGTCTCGGCCGCGAACGCCACGCTATAGCGACTGGCGATAGACGTCGCCTGATCAATTGCCATCGCAAGCGAGACGGCACGCTCGGTGCTGGCTTGAATAAGCTTGCGATCTGAAGCCACCGACGCTTCAAGCCGGGCGATGCGCTCGCGAAAAGCACGCTTCTGGTTCCGTCCGAATCGCTTACTCATCGCTTGGTGTGTTCCCTGTTCGGTTATCCAGACGTGCGCGTGACCGAACCGCAGCCACGCGCAATGCAACCGTTACTTGGCTTTGGCCTTTTTAGCCGCTGCGCGAACCACGGCGTCGGCTTGCTTCTGCATGGCTTCAGCCGCTTTGATCTGCGCTTGCATCTCGGGCGTATAGACCGTTGGCTGATAGAAGATCACCGGGCCTTCCGGCAGAACGTCGGTGCGGAAGTCCAGATGCTGCGGGTTGATTTTCTTCGCCGTCATCTCGCCACGAACCGCTGTGATCGTCTTGGCGCGCGAGTCGCTCTCAAGCGCGCCAAGTTGATCGAGCGCCTGACCCAGCGTCTGTACGCCGCCCAAAACAACCTTCGCGTGACCGAGCGCCGACAGGTAGCCAAGCGAAAACGCGGTGTTGGTTCCCTTCACCACGAGCGACTTCGCGACGGGCGCGACCGTGGTGGCATTGAGTTTTGCTGCAGCCTTCTGCGGTGCGGTCAAAGGCTTTTTAAGAGACGTGGTTCTAGGGAATGTCGTTGGCACTGATGGCTCCGGGAGTGGGTACTGCTTTGGGTAAACAGGAAGCGCAGGTGGCACGCAAGATCACTGCGAAGCCGCCAAGTCCGCAATGCGGATTGAAATTCTCGGGGTGCGTGGTGTATCGGTCGCGCACGCCGTTGCTGACCTGCCGAATGTCGTATGTCAAGTGCTGACAATTCCAGCAGCCGTCGGGGCGCGTGGTGTAACCCTGCGACTTTCTGGCCGCCGCGTTCGCATCGAACTGCGCGTGGTAGCGCCCTTGTTCGCGTACAACGGGCGGGGTGGGCATCGTCGGTTCGCCTTATTTATCGGATGTTTTCTGCATTCAGTGCCGATTATTGGCGTTCCCATATCGAACTGCAAGGTAATTATGCTTATTAGGCAGATTATTTAAAGAACGCGTCTCGTGTCGTGACGACAGGCTTGGTGGAAACATTGGGAGCTGTATGTCCGACAAAGCCACTACCGTCGCCTTCGACCCGGCCGCGCCTGCAGACGAGCAGCTCGACGCCACGACCGCAATTCAGCGCACCTACATGCCGAGCGCCTCGGACATGCTGCCCCCTGAGCACGTACGCAGCCTCATTGCCCGGGCCACCGACCAGTTCGAGGAGGAGGCGATGATGAAGTCGGTTGCCTCCAACGTCGTGCCGTTCCCGTCGACCGCGGCGAAGGAAAAACAACGCGGCATGCAGTCCGTCATCCTCGACGAATGGTCGGTCAACGTGAACGGCGACTATTGGGACCGGCCGTCTGGCCTGTCCTTCGATTCGCTGCGGATGATGGTCAATCAGGTGCCGGTGCTGAACGCGGTGATCATGACGCGCATCCGCCAGGTGCAGCGCTTCTGCGGCATCGCGGAGAAGGGTAACGACGCGCCCGGGTTTGAAATCCGCCACGTCGACCGCGAGCATCAGGTCACGACTTCAGAGCGCGAGTCCATCGGTCTGCTGAACCGCTTCATTCTTAACTGCGGATGGGAATTCAAGCCGCGCCTACGCAAGTCGCTGCATCGCGATTCGTTTAGTCAATTCATGGCTAAGTCGGTGCGCGACTCGCTGTCGATGGACTCGGCCCCGATCGAAACGGAATGGAAGCGCAACAAGGCGCTCGGCATCGATGGCTTCTATGCGGTCGATGGCGCGACCATCCGGTTGTGCTCTGAAAACGGCTACGACGGCAACGATGAAATTTTCGCGATTCAGCTTGTCAACGGGCAGATCAGCGCGGCGTACACCCACGACGATCTGCTCTACGAGCCGCGCAACCCGCGCACGGACGTGATCGGCGCTGGCTACGGCGTGTCGGAAACGGAGCTGCTGATCCGCATCGTGACCGGCTACATCAACGCCATGTCGTACAACACGCGCGGGTTCGACTCGAATTCAATCCCGAAAGGGATGCTCCACATGGTCGGGACCTACGACGACAACGATATCAAGGCGTTCAAACGGTATTGGAACGCGTTGGTGAAGGGCGTCAATAATTCGTGGGCCATGCCGGTCATGGTCAGCAAGGACGCGGATTCGAAGGCGTCATTCGAAAAATTTGACGTCGAACACGACGAAATGGCCTTCAGCAAATGGATGACCTTTCTCACGTCGATCATCTGCGCGCTGTACGGCATGTCGCCGGCGGAAATCAATTTCGACAGCTTCTCGGGCGGGAACACCTCGCCGCTCGCCGGTGCGGACACGGGCGAGAAGCTGGCCGCATCGAAGGACTCGGGCCTGCGCCCGCTGCTCTCGCAGTATCAAAACGTGGTCAGCGACTTCCTGATCGCGGAGTACTCCGAGGACCTCGTGTTCCGGTGGACCGGGCTCGACCCGGAAGACGCCGACAAAAAGCACGAAATGCGCAAGCTCACCCTCACCGTCAACGAAATCCGCGCCGAGGAAGGCCACGAGGCGATGGAAGGGCCGCTCGGCGACGCGCCGGTGAACCCGGCCCTGATCCAGCCGTGGATGGTGTTCAACGGGCCGACGCCACCGGAAGGCGAGGGTGCGCCTGGTGGTGCGCCTGGCGAGTCTGCCGCCGGTGCGCCGAAAGAGCCTGGCGCCGACGCGCCGGCGGCATCCGCTGGCGACCCCAACGACGCGCCGGCCGATCCGGGCGCCGACTTCGGCGATGAAACGCCGCCCGACTTCGGCAAGGCGTTTGGCCTGCCGCCCATCTATGCGCTCGAGGATCTGGCATGAACCACGTTTTCATCAAGGCGCTCACGCCGACCGTGAAGGTCAAGAAACCGGCGAAACCGGCCGGCGCGAAGGCTCCGGACACGTCGCATTACGCCGGGCTGCTCGGAATCCTGTCGGACCACAAGCCTGAGTCAAAATTTGGCCCCGACACGGTCCAGAAAGGGCACAAGGTGGCGTTCAAGGCCGGAACCTTCGTCGGTGGTGGCAAAGTCTCGTCCACGGGCAAGGACGGGCTCACAGTGCAGGACGACGATGCGCGGGAACATCGCGTGCATTGGCATGAGGTCACGGGCCACCACGACGGCAAGACCCCGAAAGCCGGGAAAGATGCAGAAAAATAACGTCTTTCTGAACATCAGCGGTCTGTCGTGCGAATGCACCGACCAAACGCTCGAGGCGCTGGCGAAGGCGATCTCGGGCGAAGAGGGCACCAGTCCGAATATCTGGGCGAGGCACGAAAGCCCGTTTATCCAGTCCCTGATCGAGTTATTCTCGTCGCGGGGCTTGCTGATGATCGATAAGGTGAACGTGGAACTGACGGCGTGGATCTCGGGGAAACGGTACGCGGCCAGCGGCGGGGGCAAGCACGCGCGCCCGACCGGCGACACCTCGCGGCTAAACGCCCACGAGCTGGCGCTGGTGAAGATTTACCTCGAAAACCTTCCGCCCGGTCAAATGACGATGGGCGATTGGGGTTTGCTGGTCGACTACCTTGTGAGTCGGCACATGCCGTTCGACCAACTGCAGACCGAATCTGAATGGATGGCGGTCCGCTCGACCTTCATGGGAAAGATTCAAGCCAGCGTCGCCGCGCTCACGGTCGCACAGGCCGACGGGCTGATGGCAGCGCTGCCTTTGACGCTCGCGGCCGTCACGACCAGCTTCGTGCCGTCCACCGCGTTCAGCAACATCATCGAATACGGCACCGCGCGCTGCGCCGATAACGTCACCGCAGTAAGCGACACGATGCGCCACCGCATCAAACGAGTGGTCATGGCGCATCAAGAGCAGGTTTTGCTCGGTACGCGTCCGCCGGTGCAGGGTCTGCAAAGCGCCTTATTCGATGAATTTGCCGCGCTCAATCGCGATTGGCGAAGGATCGCCACGACCGAAGCCGGCGAAAATGCCAATCAAGGCCTGATCGGTTCGCTGAAGGCAGGAACCCGCGTGCGCCGCGTCGAGCAGTACGTGGGCTCATGTCCCTACTGCCAAAAAATCAACGGCATGGTGTACACGGTGGTCGACGCCAATAAGCCTAATAAGAATGGCGAAACAGAAGTGTGGGTCGGGAAAACCAACATCGGGCGCTCGAGCGCGAAGCGCAAACGCGTCGACGATGAACTGGTCGAGCGCGGCGCCGAAGAACTTTGGTGGTGTCCAGCAGGGACGGTGCACCCGCATTGCCGCGGTATTTGGATCGTGCTCGACGACGCTCAACCCGGCGACGATCCGAAGTTTGCAACGTGGCTCGAAGCGCACTTTGCAAAAAACAGGAAAACCTACGGCAAGGCACCCCCGGGCTAGCGGGCTATAGAAACAGGGCAGCATTGACGTGAAAGCGCTTGGCAAATGCCTTCGCCGCATCCTTCGTGATGGCGCGCTTGCCGCTCAGAAACTCGGACAGCCGATTCGCCGGGGCGCAGTCCGCCAGATCGACTGCCCTGAGCCCGTGCTGATCCATGAAGAACGCCAGCATTTCATGAGG